CCTTGGAGTAGATATAAAGAGTGCTTTTGAGTTTTCTTTATCTAGTGTGGGCCTGAGCGCAACATTGAAAGCATCCCTCCCGTCAACGAGAGCGGCCTCATCGAATATGATGAGATCATAGCTTCTACCCACAACCGAGTCCACTTGGTTAACAGAACCCATACGTATTGTAGAACCGTTTGTAAGTTCAATAACTTTATCTTTTGCATTATCTCTTGTAACCTCCAAGTCAAAATGTTTAATCAGTCCTCTCTGTAATTCAAAAGAGATTTGTGATAGTGAGTAGTTTGGGGACATTAATAAAACATTAGAACCTGGTACTAAAGTAATTAATTGTCCGATTATATTCGCAATATAAGTTTTGCCCTGTCTACGAGAAACAGCTGCAGTAATAAAACGATATTTGGGATTGTTGATTGCATTTATGATTCCATGCTGTGAAGTGTTTGGTGTAATACCAAGTAAGTCCATATATCCATCTATAGGAAGTTTAATAAATCTTCTTTCATCAAACCTCATTATGGCATCTGAAAGTATGTCTGTTCTGCTAATTTGTATCAATGTATTTTCTCGTTTTCAAATAAAAAGTAACTTTCTTCTTCTTCTAGTATTCCAGAGTCTTTCGCTTTTTCATATAAGTAACAGTAAGAAGCTGCTAATTGTTTTAGTTTTTCTTCTGAGATTGTAAGGTCTCTTGTTTTTTCTTTATGTAGTACTTGTGCTAAAAATTTTCCTGCATGTACTTGTCCTTCGTCTAGCCATAAAAGTCTTCCGTCTTTCTCTGGTACGCTCATTTAGTCTCCTATATGTATTAAATCGTTTGATATATGGTCATTGTGCTTTGGTGGAAGATATGGCCACTTCATATATTCCCAGGCAACACTATACCTGTAATCTCTACTAGTATTCTTATAACATCCGTGAATTAAGTTAGGATGAAAGAATACTGCAAAAGGTTCATCTAACTCGATATCTATAATATCTACTTTAGGGTTAAGTTTAATCCAATTAAACACCCCATGGGAAGTTGCATCATGTCTAAATATACCTTTTGTATGTGACCTAGGTACTATTCTTAGACATCCATTCTCTTTTCTTGCCCCATTTACAAAAACATCACAACTAATTAGTTTTGAGGGGTTGGCTTCTATATAAAAGTTATCTTGATGCCAGTCTACCGAGAAACCAACCTTTGGAATCATCGGAAAAAACTTAGAGATGTAAGTACTTAAGCTTGTAGTTCTAAGTAATCTCTGTGCTACACTCACTAATCGCTTATGTCTGCCCAGTTTTTTAAATTCTTCAACGCAACCCATAGCTCCCTCTAGTTTACAGGGATTGTGTGGGCTGTTCATCAACCAATTACCTTGGGACTGCGCCGAAATGTGCCTTGCCTCTTCAGTCAAAGTGTTACATGTATGGTTAAGCTCTCTATGTTCCTCTTTTGTAAGGAAGTTTTTAACCACTACATAGCCTTCTAAACTAAATTTTGAGACATCGTAGTTCATTCTACCACTTAACTTTGTTTGCCCAGTACGCTGCAGACATTTTTCCTCTAGCAATGTTCTTTCTGTGTCTTGCCTTGAAGCTTCTACGCTTTGCTTTCATTCTAGCAGACTCGCCAGCTTTAGGTTTTCCTGCTGTCTTGGCTCCTTTCTGTCCGAAACGTATAGTTTTAATCTTACTACCTACTTTTGCCACAACTATGTGTGATTTAGTTCTATGTCCTGGTGTTCTTTTTGGTTTATTAAATCCTCTAACACCTGCTCTTTTTAATCTTGGGTCTCTTTTCTTTGGCATTATGTTCTCCCCACATTGCCTGCTAGACAGTACCTCATAAATCCATTTAGATTAGGTTGAGTACTGTGTAAAACATTACTTTTAAAAATGTATAGGTCTCCCGCTAAAGGAAACTCTGTAGTACAAAAGGTAGGGTTGTTTTTATTATGAAATAATAAAGCTCCTGTTTCTTTTATGTCATGTAAATAATAACAAAAAGAATACTCTGGAACTTGATTTCCTTGAACGCCTCCTGATGTATGATTGTGAATACCTGTATACTCTCCTGCTGCTTGAAAAGTAGCCCACAGGTTAATAATATTATAACCTGCAGGAAACTCTTTTTCAACCTGTCTACAAAAGTCTTTAAACTCTGGTCTTTGTTGTAACAGAGTTTCGGTATGTCTAGGGTTTACCTTTGAGGCTTTGTACCCTGTGTGTTTGAGTCTTATAAGTTTATCTCTCATGCCAAGATTATCTATGTCTAGGTTAGTCTTGGTAAAGTCCACTTATCTTCTCTTCTTCATTATCCTACCAACTCTTGCTTTCTTTGCAAAAGTTGCTTTTCTAGGTGATTTTGTTTTGCCGAACCTTGGTCCAACTCCTTTTGGTGCTGCACCATAGAAGCCACCAGGGCCACTCATTGGACTTTTTGTGTTAACAAAAGTTCCTGCTGCTGCATTCATATCTCTGGTAATACCTAACTTTAATCTGTGTTTACGGATTTTCTGAGTACCGTGTTTACCAGTAGGGCCGCTTAAAAATTTAGCCATTCTTTTCTCCTATAAGCTGTTTAATACGCTTATCTCGAAAGGTACACTTTTTCATAGTAGCGTATTCTTTCAGTTTCTTTAAATTCTTTAAATGCTTTGCTCGTTTCATAATCAAGCAAGCTGTCTGCATCTCTAAACCTTTTAGACCTACAATCATTTGTTGTTTTCTGTCTACTTGTTTAAGAGTCATTTTTACTTTTTCCTTCTTCTAGTTGTTTTTCTTTTTCTCTTCACAAAGGTTGATACGTTTCTAGGTTTTCCTCCTGGGTTGCCTGCTTTTCTCTTTCTAGTTACTGCTGATCTTTTCTGTGCTGCAGTCATTCTTCGAGCTTTACTAGCAGGTACACACTTAGGATATCCTCCTTTTCCTCGTGCAGACTTTCTGCCACAAGGAGGGTGTCCTCCACCCTTTCTCTTACGAGATATATCTACCCAACCTTCCTTAAACCATTTTGTTAGTCCGCCTTTAGGTTTTGCCATTATTTTCTCTTACGTCCAGTACCCATACGATACCTTCCGCCTTTGGCTTTGTAAGTTTTTACTAGCCATCCATTAGC